CAGCGCCACCAGCGCCACGAGCGCGACTGCGCTGCGCGCCACGCCGCCCCGGACCTCGATCACTTGGCCATGCTTCGGGCGCACGTGGTGCCACAGATGGCGCGGCACGGCGCGGCCGCCGATGGCGACATGCCATTCCTCTCCGTCCAGGCCTTCCACATGCCGCTGCAGGAAGGCGTACAGGGTCTCCCCTGGCCGCAGGTCGGCCGGCACGTTGCGCTGCCCGTCCAGCAGCACCGGGTGCGGCGTGACGACCAGTCGGCCGGCGTCCAGGTTGTTTTCCATCAGACCCATTCGTAGAAGCCCTCGATCCTCAGTCCCATCGCGGGAAGCTCCCGCTGCCGCTGCAGCACGCTGCACCCATTCCGCTCGTTCCCGTGGAGCACCCAACCTTCGTGGGCCAGGAAAAAGAAAACCCCGGCATGGCCGGGGCGTCGTTGTCCGTGGTCGAACATCAGCACGAGGTCTCCATCTCGCGGCGGTCCCTCACGCGCGCGGGCATACGCCATCGAGAGATCGCCAAGCGCGGCCTGCCCCGCCCCCCCACGGGGACGGGAGCAAGGCAGCATGATTTCGCGATCGAACAATCGGCGTTGCACGAGCACCACCAGGTCGGCGCAGTCGAACCGCTCCAGGTCGTAGGGGATTCCGCAGAACTGCTCCACCTCGGCGAGGCGGACCATCAGGTGAAAATTCCGGGCAGCGTGAACGGGTTGGCCCGCAGCTGCACCGCCTGCTGCCGCATCAGGAAATCGACCCCGCACTGAGCCGTTGCCGTCTGCGCGTTCACCGACACCTGCGTCATCGGCAGGAAGTAGTCGGCCTCGATGACGTCCGGGTCGGCCCGGTCGGTGATCATCAGCCGGGCGGTCACCAGCTCGCCAGGCTGCAGCCTTTCCAGATCCTCTGTCATCCCGCGCCCGACGTTGTCGATGACCAGTTGGGCACGCGGCGTCTGCCCGCTGACGTCTTCCGGCAGCTTGAAGCCGAACGGGAAGCCTATGTACTCGACCCCGCCGCTGGTCCAGTTCTGGGTGTCGTTGACGATGCGCAGCGTGTCCACGAACGACGGCGCGGTGATGGCCAGCAGCATCAGCGTGCCGGCAGGATCGGTCACGCGCTGCCGACGCTCAAGAAAGGTGCTCATGCTCTCAGGTACTCCAGGACGAGATCACGCTTGGCCATGTAGAACCGCGGGGCCTGCACGCTCAGCGTGCCGATGTTTCCACCTTCGAACCTGGCGGTGATCGCTTGGCCTGTGCGGGGGTGCGTCATTGAGAACCAGCCGATCCGCTGCAGGTCGGTGAAGTACCAGTCCTCGAAGGTCTGGATGTCCGCCGGGGTGCGGAAGAAGACGGACACGGGAAGCTTCTGCAGCACCTGCGAGTTCAGCAGGCGCTCCTTTGGCACCCCACGCTCCATCTCCGTCCGCGCCACGGACGGATCGAAGTTCTCGCCGTAGCCACTCAGCATGACCTTCGCGCTTGCGGGCCACTGTGCCATCAGACCGTCTCCTTCCATCCGAACCGTTGCTTGCCGGCCTGGGCCACCTGGCCGCCGCTGGCAATGTCGTCAGCGATCGCCCCCTTCACCTGCTGAAGGATCACCTCCACGTCTACCCCACCGCTGCCGTTCGGCCGCGCGGTCGCGGTAGCACCACCCGGCGCGCCGACCACCTTGACGTTGACCTGCGGCGTGCCCATCGCGCCGCCGCTGCCGGCCGCCGCCGCCGGAACGACGGTGCCGCTGTTGCCCGGGATCAGGTACTTCTTCCCGTTCTGCTCAAACACTTCCGGCCGGCCGTGTTCGCCAATCTCGTAGAACGACGAGTCGGAGACCGGGCCACCGTTGGCGCGGCCGCCGCCGTAGCGCAGGCCATCGGTCAGCCAGCCGGTGTTGTTCCCGAAGCTCTGCGCGCCGATGGTCGTCATCGACGAGCTTCCGCCGCCCAACCAACTCGACAGGGCGTTGCCGAACAGGCCTGTGATTGCCTGCTTCGAAGCGATACGGGCCAGGTCCGCGATGATCGAGTTGGCCAGGGTCTTGAAGGACAGCTTGCCGGTCTGCACGAAGCGGACGAAGGCCTCTTCGGCCTGGCTGAGCCCGTTCGACAGCAGCCCGGCCGCCTGCTCGGAAGCATTGGCCGCGGCGAAGGAGTAGTCCTCCCAAACCCGGGTGAAGCCGGTCCGCCAGTCGGCCAGCATCGCCATCCGCTGCTGCTGGTAACCACGCTCGATGTCGAGCGCGCGCCCCAAACTCGCCTCCCACTCGGCGACCTGCTGCTGATACGCCCCGGCGCTGAGCGCTGTATCCGGATCACGCTGCGCCTTCTCGATCTTCTCCCTTTCGCGCAGGAAGTCCCGCTGAATGTCCAGCTGCCGGCGAAGCATTTCCGAAGCGTCAGCCCCGCGGCCAATGGCCATCAGGTCAGCCTGGGCATCCTCCCGGCGCAGCTGCTCGAGCTGTGCGAGGCGCTCGGTCAGCGCCGTCGTCGCGATGAGATCGCGCTGCTCCTGCTTCGACTTCTCGGCCTTCGCATCACTGGCCGCCAGCTGGGGGAGCAGCGCCGACAGGAGCTTCCTGCTCGCCTCCGTCATCGTGTTGGTCTTGTCGGCCAGCAGCTGCCGCGCCTGGATTTCCAGGCGATCGCTGGCGGTCACCTGCTTCCCGCTTTCGGCGAGCTGCTCGTTGGCGGTGATCTGCCGCTGGATGCCGGCGATCAGGCTGCTGGCCGACGAGTCGTCGCTGTTCCGGCGACCGACGCCTTGGCGCTGGTTGAATTGCTTGTCGATCTGCGCATCCGATTGAGCAATCAGCCGCTCCATCGATCCGTCAAACAGCCGTGCGTCCGGGCTCCCATTCTCGTCGCGGTAGGCCTCGAGCTTGTTGTACATCTCGATGATCTTGTTCCGCGCGGCCAGCTTGGCGGACTCGCGGTCCAGGCCTGCTAGGCGGGCATCCAGCGCCTCTCGTGCGGCGGCAGATGCCGCTTCTTGCTCACGGGTGACCTTGGCCAGATCCTCGGCTTGCTTCCGATCGTCAGCTTCCACCTCGAAAATCGGCGTTGGTAGCTGGCCCCTGCCGATGATGCTGTTGAGGCGCTGCATCTGAGCCTTCGGCGATGCCATAGCCGCGATCAGCTCAAACTGGGCACCCGTAGCCGGCAGCAGATCTTTGAGACGCGCCCCGAGCCTCTCCAGATGCCCGCTGAAGGTCACGACCTCGCCCCATGCCCCAGAGACCTCGTCCTTGACATCGCGCCACCACTGAACCAGTGCGGGCATCGCGGCTTCTGCCTGATCGGCTACGTCAATTGCGCGCTCGTAGTAAAGCCGCAGAGCTTCCGCGGTTGCTTCCTGCTCGTGCCCCTCCTGCTGGAGGGTAATGATTCGCTGGAGCTGAGCCGCGTTCAGAAACCCCTCGGCCCGATTCAACTCGATCAGAGCGTCGACGGGATCCTTGGCGATGCGCTTGAAGGCCTCGACTGTTGTGCCGGCAGCTTGCCCCGTCGATGCCTGCATACGAGCCGCCGCCTGCGCGACCATCATGAACTGCTCGCCTGCGAACTGCCCAGACTGGGCGACCTCGTTCAGTGCCGTCACTGCCTGACCGCGGCTAACACCGGCCAGCTGGTCGAGCTGACGCAGCAGCGCGGAGTACTGCCCCGCAGTCACCTCGGCGTTGCGCCCCGTGCGAATGAGGGCCGTCTGGAAGCCGAAGAGTTCGTCTTGCCCTTGCTTCGCCGCCACCGCCAAGGCAGCGAAGGCAGCTGCGGTGAGCGAAAGCGGGCTGATAAGCCCAAGGACGTACGAACCGACTGCCTTCGCCGCCGGCCCTACGCCGCCGAGGGTGTCCTTGAGCTGTCCGCCCTGCTGGATGGCAACCATCCACGCCGGCTGGCCGCTGGCCAAGCTCGTCGCGATGTCGGTGATCTGCGCCGGCACCATCCGCAGCGCCGCCGAGGTCTGCCTGGCGGTCATGCCCATCCCGTTCAAGGCGGACGTGCCGGCCAGCACCTGCGCGCGCATGGTGTCGATCTTGGCTTGGTACTGGTCGAACACCTTCGGGTTGATGAGACCTGCAGCGGCGGCCTTCTCCAGGCGCTCTTCCATCGACGCCAGGCGGTTGAGCCCGGCGACCGTCGGGTCGATCTGCCCCAGCAGCTGCTTCAGGTTCAGCTCCTGCGCCTGCGTAGCGGTCGCAGCGGAGCGGGCCGCATTGGCGATGCGGGCGTCGGCCTCCTGCAGTGCCTGCGCGCGGGCAGCCGCACGCTCCTGCTCGGAGCCAGCGCGGGCCGCG